CGTCTAACACGATTACAGCCGATGCCAGCACCAATGCAACAACTTGCAAAATCTCGCGCAACACTGGCAACCCTGCAGGCCCAGACCCCACAACTTTAAGCGGAAAATCCATTGTCACTATGTTGCCGTTGCCACCGTATGTCGTAAAACTTGGCGCAAGTAAAAACACGCAATTTGGCACAAGCCGTGTTGGGTCTGTTACTACGCGCAAGCCACTGACGGCTGTGAGCGTGGCTGCTACATCGTCTATGGCCTCGTTAAGTAGGTCTGTGTACGGTGCAGGCATTAGGCAACCGCTGGTCGGGGGATACCCAACAATTGCTTAACGATCGGTGTCAATGACTGTTGCGTTGGTGTGCCCATAGTGTCAAATGCTGCATAAGCGGTTTCTATGCTGCCTCGACTACGCCACAACGCTGCCGCATACATCAGCGTGCCGAGCGTGGCATCGTGACCCGGTGACGTAGTAAGGCTGTCAAAATAGCCTGATTCTTGCCTACGGCGATAGCAGAAATCGTTGCCAGCATTGCGCGCTTGTTCAGCAAGCGTATAGTCATCGCTTGGGTTGCTAATTGTTACGCCCAAATATGTGATCAGTTGCGCCGTTGTAACCCATGTGCAGTTTTGTGTATAGGTAACTGTGCCTGCGTAAAACGCTGCATACTCTACATTGCTGCCAGTAGCGGCGTAGATGATCTGGTTAGGCCGTGCTACATCCTCGTCATAAAGAAACTCGCCAGTGGTGTTGTCAATCCCTGTGTACTCGTACTGTGGCAACGCCAGCACAGTAAACGTGCCGTTAAACGGTGCGCCAATAGAGGCAACAGTTATTGATTGCCCAACAACAATGTCAGTTGGCTCTAACGTGCTAATGCACGCGTAGTTGCTAATGAGTTGTTTTGTAGCGGTGTTGTATGTGGCCATAGCGGTAAAGTCCGCTACGGACTAAGCGATTACGATGCCCTGAATGAACGATGACTTAGCAACAAATGTTGAGAAGTAACCGTAGTAAGAGAACGTGCGGCTTAGTGTGCTTGGGTTAGCAATTGACAAAACACCCTGTTGTGCTTCGTAAATCTCAAAGCCCGGTGCGTAAACAACAAGCATTGTGCCAGAGGCAAAGTTGTTATCAACAACTAGCTGCAAGCCCATTACGTTCATGTTGTTGTAGCCCATGCCGCCAACTTTGCCAATCGAGTTTTGACCCATGATGCCATCGGTGACATAACCCAAAACTGGTCGCTTGTTGCTGTCCAACTGTGCACCCAACTTTTCCCACACGTCTGGGCTTACGCACAAGTGTGTTGGGAAGTAGTTGCTGTCCTCTGCAATTTCGCGTGCTGCGTCATACAAAGAACTGATCAACGATGTTGGGTCACCAGCGGTAACAGTCCATGTCGAGCCTGATGCAGTCTTGCCTGAAACGAGAGCATCGGCTGCAATGTCATCAGTCTTAATCAAATACTCACCTGCAAGGTCATTAAGAATGATGTTCATTGAAGCTGGGTCAGTAAAATCCATGTCTTGCATTGTCAACGTGACTTGACCTGCAACAGTTGACTTTGTAACCGTGTTCGATGCGATCACCATTGTGGTTGCGCTAACTGCAGAGCCTTCGGTCTGTGTTGCAGCGCTTGTGTGCGTGGTAATTGTTGGCCTAATAAAAGTTTTGCTAGGTGTGTTTGGCATTGAACGTGCACCAAACGCGGTGACAACTGGTCGCACAAAGTTGAGGTCTTGGAACACTGGCCCAAGCACTGGCACTGGCAAGAGACCCGGTGTATCTGTGGTGAGCACATCGCCTGCAGCTGCTTGCAATGCTGACTGTTGATCGCGCACAGCCTCTTTGTAAGCGGCGTTGACGTTGTGGAATGTGTCTCCACCTGCGTGCATTGCTGCCAAGTATTCGCCAGCGGTTGGCATGACAAACTTGCGTTTTGCTTGTGCAAAAATTGGTGCAGTTGGGATGGTTGCCTCGACTGCTGGGATGGTTGCTTCGCTCATGGGTTCTGTCTCCTGTGTAGGTTCTGTTTCTATAGTACTTATTTCTGGCTCGTCTTGTGGGATACTCGCCGCGATGTCGGTGATGATCGCGCCAGCAAACGCTGGTACTGGCACAAGGCTTAACTCAATCCAATCGGCTGCGGTCACGGTAACTGTGCCGTCTTTAGCGGTCGTGTATTTAACTGGATTTATACCGATTGAGACTGAGTCCAAAACACCATCCTGCGCCAAAATGAGCGCTTCATCGCCGCTCTGAGTTTTGCTGATCTTGGCCGTAAACATCATGCCCTCTGGCGTGTCCACGCGCTCTGTAACAATGCCAATGGCGTTAGTTGCGTCATGGTTCATGTAAAGGCGTGGTGCTTTACCATCAACTGGCAAAGCGCCCTGTTTTATGATCACGGTTGTGCCATCAGAAACTGTCGCGGCAACGTCATACGGAACGGCAATTCCTGTAATTTCGCGGCGGCCAGCCTCGCCAGCAGCTGCGTCAATTGTTACTTGTGATGCAATAAGTTTAATCATGATTGCGACTGTACCTCATCGTAAGGCTCTGGTTGTGCCATCTCGTTGCGCTCGCTGTAGTCACCCATTAGGTAGCCCTCTACGTCAAACTCAACGTATGTGCCGTTAGGTAGCACGTTGTTTTGGCTAAGTGTGCCGGCGATGCAATCGGCGTAGGCGCGTGCGCCAAATGTCCAAAGATCGGCACGGCTTTCACTGCTCGACTGATACGAGTAACTGCCTACCGACACGCCTACCAAATATGGTGGCACGTTACACAAGCGCGCCATTTCCATTGCTTGAAACTCTGCAGAGTCAATAAGCAACATTTTGTCCGGTGACGTGCTGGTTTCCGTATACGACAAATACTCGTTAAGCGCTGCAGTTTGGTTAGTCATGCGCGCTGCGTTAAACGCTGACGCAAGATCGGCTAACTCTTGCGCGTTTAGCGGCTCGCCACCAGTTTGCTTAAGAATGCCAGCAGGGATCGCGCTTGATGCGTTGCGAAACCGTGCAGCCTCAAGTTTGAGCGCGGTGGCAACTGACTGTGTTGACATTGAGGTAATGCCCTGAATAGGTGAAAGAAACTGCACCACGTCATCTGGGTTTAGTTCGCCGCCGCTAAAAATAATTTGCTTAGACGGTGCAAACCAGACAGGACCGGACTGATCCAAAGTTTGACACATCGATGCAGGTAAACGGCTATATGACGCAGGATAACCGTCTGCGGTGCGTGACGTGATGTACCAAAATGCGCGCCCGTAAAAAAACAAGTCATCAAAAGTCCACGACAAAACAAAGTTGTTTGGCACGGTTGGGTCAATACGGCGTAGCCAAGTGCGCGGCGCTAATGGCACTTTCTCCATGTCATCGCCATTCCACATTTCGCTATACATACGCAATGGCATACAGCCAATTACTGATGCGATCAGGTCGCGTGCTCGACTAACGGTAGGCACAGACATAGCGGCGTTGCGTGCTTCGCCTTCTGTGTAGTTGTAGTAAACGCCAACCATCGCAGCGCCACCGTTGTTGGATGACGGCGAATAAAAGTTGTTGTAACCTGTGCCGGCTGCAGCGGCCTTGCCTGCTGGTGGGCTAATAGCGGCCTTAGTTACTTTGTTGAATAATGCCATGCTATGAGTGTGCCACAGTCCGTGCGGTTTGTGGTGGCATCGGCCCGGTATGCGATGCGGTATCCCGACGATAAGCAAGCCATCGAGCCGATGCCAATGTGATGTTAGCCGTTAGAAACTACAAGCATAGGTTTGCCTGATGACGTGGGGCGGCTGGTTAAAGCTGCTGCCCAGACCATGCAGCGCGCTAACTCAATTGGGCCGGGTGATCGTTGGCTAGATAGCGCAATGCTGTTTTGTGATCTGACTGCTACAGCGCGGCTGACGTGTTCGGCAAGTTGGTTGCTGCCGTCATGCCACAGCAACTTTTCGTTAATCATGTTTTTTACTGACGGCGTAAACTTAAGTATTTCGCCGTAGCCCACCACAACACGGCGGCGCTCTAGGGATAACGGCCAGTGGTTATCTACCGTTGGCGTGATCGCAAACTTGATCTGTGGGTTAGCACATAAGCGCTCAACATGGCTCAACATTTCGCTAAAAGTGTCTGCTACAAACTCGACTGTGGCTACTGTTCGCCGATCAGGTAAAGCCACGCACCGCACAGCAAAATACCGTGTGTCATCAAGGCTGGTTTCTATGGCTACCGTGCCGCCGTCAGGTATCTCGCCGTCATATTGCAGGGCAGGCCATTGGCCCGGCTGTATCCATGACTTATCTGAGGCAACCCATAGGTTGCAACTGGCGCGCAAGAACGCTGCTCGATCAGGGTTTTCAGACTCTGCCAGCAAGGTCTCAGCAGTGAGGGTTATGCCCAATGCTGGGTTTCCATACACCCATGCCTCTGGGGTCATTGGATTTATGTCGGGGGGCGGTGACCATTCCGCAAAATAAAACGATGCGTTTTTGCCTGTGTCAATGGCGCGCAAACCTTGTTCACGCCAACGCAACATTGCCGTAGATGCCTCTGTGCCAGCAGTAGACCACATAGACAAAAGCGGTGAGACTTGTGCACGTTGAGCCGGCAAAAGACCGCCGTCAATAACCTCGCGCGAAATATCCCACATCTCATCGGCAACCACCAGTGACGGTGACGTGCCGTGACCTACAGAATTGTTGGCGGCGCGCACCAGCCAAGTTGACCCGTCTGGCATTGTTACTCTGTTACGCCCATATGATTTCATTAGGGTTGCGTTAAAACGTGACTCTAAGATCGGTGACAATTCGTCAAAAAGCATTACCGCCAGATCAAGTCGGTGCGCGGTAGATAGCACGGTCTGTTTCTTGCCGCGTATCTTGGGCATCTCTGTAAGCCACCAACCAATAAGAGCTGTTAGCGCAGTGGTCTTACCGCACTGGCGCGCCGTAGAAACAAGGCTTACACGGTTAACTAACTCAAAGTTTTCATCGTAAAGCAGCTGACCGTCAAGCGCGGTGTATTGCCAATCCATAAGTTGCACGTTTAGATGCTCGCTAGCCCATTCCCTAACTTGCGGCGCGAACGATCCCACATGATCTGGTCTCGATGTCTGCAATCTTGGCTGAGCGTGACCAATCGCTGCCGGTACTGGCTGGTTAGGGCCAGTTGGGATAGACAAGACTTGGGTCGGGG